CTCTTGGCTTTACTAGTGCAGAAACTACTTCAATTAAAAATACCATATACCAAAACGGCAACATGTACCCAACTAACGCTTCGTACGCAAGACGCAGTGTAGTACTAGAAGCAGGTAAAACTTATACCTATGCATGGAACTATCTTAGCACAGACTATACTCCATACAATGACGGTTCGATGGTTGTAGTAACAGGCCCAGCTGGCCCAGTAACAGTTAACGGCCAACAAAAATATGCACTACTAGGTTTTACTAATCCAGGAACCGGTAACTATTCAACTGGCAGCTACGGCTCAACTGGTTGGCAGCAGATAGTTATTACTGTAACCGTTACAGGAACTTATGACCTATCATTTATATCTTTCAACTTAGGTGACACTGCACTAAGTCCAATACTGTTCATTGACGAAATCATAGGTAGTACTCAACTTAACGGACAAGAATTTACATCAGTTGATCCTAACCCAGGTAGCACTGCTCCACCTCCACCAGCCCCGGAATCCGGACCAACTTATTGCTGTGGTGGCACTGATACATCATTTAATGCTAGTGCAACAAATACTACTAAAGTCAATACCTTTAGTTCTAGAACTGTAAAAGATTCTAAAGTTATTATTGAACAGATTGGGTCAAGTAATAACATTACTTTGACACAAAGCGGCACAAGAGAAAACTATTTTAAATATTATAGTAGCGGCAATAACAATACTGTGAACGCGACACAAAGCGGAACAAGTAATGCGGTAACTAATTACATGGACTTAACAGTTAACGGTAGCAGTAACAGTTTAACACTAAGTCAAACCGGCAGCGGTGCAAAAGGAATCTTTGCTACAGTGGCAAATAATAACAATACGATAAATATCCAGCAGAAGAATAGTGGTAATCATTATCTGGATCTAGCATTAACCGGCGGTAACAAATCTGTTACTGTTGTTCAAGAAGGAAGTATAGGTCACATGGCGTCAATTAACTTGTCAGGCAACCCAACAAGTATTAGTCTAACACAAAGTGGCACAACACAAAACTTCTATTCTATAACTCACAGTTGTGCAACCGCAGGAGGTTGTGGCACAATCACAGTAACACAAGGACAATAACATGTTGAAGAAAATTTTACTAAGTCCATGGACTGCATTAATCACTCTATTTTTGATTGTTGGTCTTAGAGCAGCAGATCCTAGTTTTGTTGAAAGTGTACGTCTTAGATATTTTGATACACTTATTACTAGCAAAGCACCTACAGCTAACAACATTCATACTGTAAACATAGATGAAGCAGCATTGGACAAATACGGTCAATGGCCATTCCCCCGTGATCAATATGCAGGCATAGTAAAAGATCTTTACGCTAGAGGCGCAGGCTTAGTAGTATTCAATGTGTTAATGGCAGAGCCAGATCGCTTTAAAGGTGATAAGGCAATGGAAGCTACAATGTTACAGTATCCAGTTATACTGCCAAATGTGCCAAGTGAAACTTCAAAAAATAATCCACGTGAAGCTGGTGCAGCAATCATGGGACCAGAGTATTTAGATACAGTAATTCAATATCCTGGTATCATTGCTAACTTGCCTAACTACGAAGGACTAGCGATCGGTACAGGTACAGTTAACACATTACCTGAGATTGATGGCGTTAATCGCCGCGTACCACTAGTAGCCAGTGTAGACGGAACATTATATCCTGCACTAAGTTTAGAAGTACTTCGCGTTGTTGCAGGTGATCCTAGTTTTCAAATCAAACTAAATGAACTAGGCGTAGAAAAAATGCGTATCCCACAGTTTGGCCCAGTGACCACAGACAGTTTAGGCCGTGTGTGGATTGACTGGAGTCAAAAATCACAAAGTTCAAGTTTAGCAAAATTACCAAAAGATTTTAGAGGCGCTGTTGTTATTGTAAGTCCGACAGCAGCAGGTATTAGTAACCCGGTTCCAACAGCACTAGGTCCAGTTCACCCACATGAACTACAGGCCGCAGTAGTGGGTACTATGTTTAACGGTGTAAACATTCAGCGACCAGACTATGCAGACTTTGCAGAAATTGCTGCGTTATTAGCAATGGGCTTAATTATAATTTTACTATCACGCTGGACATATGTAGGATTGTCCACCACTGTTGCGGGCATTGCTACTAGCATCGGCGGCTCTTATTGGTTGTTTGTTAACCACAACATGCTCACAGATGCAACAGCAACCGCATTAGGTCTTATCCTTGTTGCTCTCCATGTGTATGGCGTTAAGTTTGTAAGCGAGTTCTTACAAAAGCAACAGATTAAAAAGCAGTTTGGCACTTACTTAAGCCCAGACCTAGTAGCACAATTACAGCGTCAACCGGAACTACTACAACTCGGCGGCAACGAACAAGAACTAAGCATCATGTTTACTGATGTTCGTGGATTCACTACAATCAGTGAACACTACGGCAAAGACGTTCAAGGTTTAACAAAAATTATGAACCGCTACATGACTGCTATGACTAAAGCAATTTTAGAGAACAAGGGTACGCTTGATAAGTATATTGGGGATGCTCAAATGGCATTTTGGAATGCTCCGGTAAACAATGAGCAGCACGCCAAAGATGCAGTTAGAACAGCGTTTCAAATGTTATCAGCATTAAAGGAATTCAATGAAGAAATTAAAGCAGAAAGTATCCCAGCTTTTGGTATGGGTCTCGGTATTAATACTGATACTGTGGTTGTTGGCAATATGGGCAGCGATCAGCGTTTTGATTATACCTGTCTTGGCGACGGGGTTAATCTTGCTGCTCGCCTTGAAGGTCAATCCAAGCCCTACGGAGTCAAAATCATTATCGGACCAAAAACGGCTGAATATGTGCAAGAAACATACCAAGTCATTGAGCTCGATCTACTCGCAGTAAAAGGTAAAACAGAACCTGTAAAAATTTACACGGTGCTAGAAAAGTTTGATGACAAAGCAGAAATAGCACACAACAAAATGCTAGCTGCTTACCGCAGCGGAGATTGGGTCCGAGCAAGAAACATGTGTGAAGCAATGACAGGCATATGGAGCGGAGAGCTAAAAGGCTATTATACCATGATGGCAGAACGTACATCCGGTAAGCCGCCCAAAGACTTCGATGGCGTATACAGAGCTACATCAAAATGATTAAACTTGAATATAATAACGGTAACTATTTTGTAATAGCTAATAATAAAATATTACTAGCAACTAAAAATTTATCTTATGCATCCGAAGTGCTGGATCGCGCAAAAGATAACGATTTAGAATACGCTAGTAAAAATTTTATTCCAATTACTCATCAAGGTCCCAGTACTTAACACGAGTAAATGTGTTTTTATAGTGTTGAAAGTCTTTTATTAACTGTCTAGCATGAAATAGTTCTAGAGGTATTTTATCTGTATATTTTGTCATAGGTAGATAATACCTGCTAACTATTTTTTCTAATCGCTTAATATCTATGCTTAGTGCATCTATTATTTTGTTATTATAATCGTTGTCGGTGATTAACCCATAAAGCCAATGATGGTATTCGCTATTAGTATTAAAACTTCTAACTAATTCTCTTATTTCATAGAACAATGCTCGAATTGGATTTATATTGCGTCGATATTTTGATAAGACAGAGGGAAATTTAAAATCAGCTGAGTCAGTTTCAAGCAGATTGATTGTGCTAGTATAGTCTTTCCTCAACGCAAGTTTTAAGCTATCTAAATTTTCTTTTATTTTCTTTTCGTAGTCGTTGATAAGTGCATCAGCAATTTTTTTGTAGTCGTCTGAAAGCTGATCATAATAATAAACTTTTATATCGTCAATAGAATATGCACCCTCTAATAAATCAAACGGTATAGTTTTAGATTTGGCATATTTTTGTAATTCGTGCTGTATTCTTAACAGTACGAAATCAACTACATCATCACTCATTTTACTATTTATTCTCGATTAATAGCAAGAATAGTGTGTAGTTTTTCAGTGCCGCCGTTCTTGTTTAATGTTAATCGTGCGCCGTTGTGTAAAGGTTGAGGCCAAACACCTATATTGACCCATGCATAACCTGCACTTTCATCGTTTAATACTGGACTAAATTCTTTTTCGACTAGATATACAAAACTATAATAGTAAAAATGTTTATCACGACTTTGATAAACATCTATAGGATTTAGTTTTGCAAGCTCGGGGACAAAACCAATTTCTTCAGTAAGCTCTCGCTGAATGCACTGATAAACAGTTTCACCCTTTTCGATCATACCTCCCCAGAACCCCCAGGTGTTTTTAAATCTCTTATCTGAGTTGCGTAATTGTAATAAGCAGCGACCAGTGTCTTTTGCTAAAAATACCACGCCAGCGGCGGTTGTCATTACAGTACAAGTCTCCAGTAACCGGGATTATATTCTCCCTCATAACTACTTATCCATGCACTTCCCGTCCACTTGAATTGTTTTGATGTAAAATCGTTAGTTACATATTGAGTTGACGTAACCGCGGCAGCATTAAAAACCACGGTCCAGTCAGATCCGTCATATTGAATAATGTCGTTTTCATTAGCATCTACATTCCAACTAGGATATCCGCTAGCACTAATTGATTCTGTTATTAAGTATCGTTGACCTAATTCTTCTGTATCTAGTCCATCTCCAGGACTACTAGCAGTAGGATCAACAATCTTAGTTAAGTCGGCTAAAGTGTTCGAAGGTAATGTGTCAACATCGAGATTAAAAATTAATGATGTGTTGTCTAGGGGATTAGCAACAACGTTGCCTACAACAAGAAATTCATCACTGTCGCTGTCGTTGCTGATGTTGAGTTTTAACAAACTAGTCATAGAAAGTTCGCCTTTCATCTCAATAATATCTTTCCAAATAGCTGTATTATTATTTGGTGCAATTAGTGTAGCAGTTGCGCCTGATACTAATACTTTGTAGTCACCCGGAGTAACAACAACTTCAGCTTGTTGTGGTATATTTCCAAAAAAGTCAGCATATGCTTGATCATAGTCGAGACCTGAAATGTTATCTACTTTATGTATATCGGCAACAATTTGCTGAATGATGGTTTGACGCTTTACTTTAGCAGGCGGACTAATCCAAATAGGTACACTAAATGTCATTGTTGCTATGTCTAACGTCTCGTCGACACCGGCTGGAATACCTCGGCTACTCCATGTAATGTCAGTGAGCTCTATTTCGAATACACTAGTCCAATCTAACGGATTGCTGTTTGACTGTAGCTGTATACTGGGATTAAAGATAACAAAAATTTGTTCTAGAAGTTGTAACTTAGTATCAGTATTAGTAGTCCAAACATCTACTTGAATAGTCATATTATAAGGAACAGGCATGTAACGCTGTGTAGTGTATAAGTTACCTTGTTCACTGGTATATGTATTATTAACTGTATCAAAGTTTCGTTCAGCGACTTGCTGGGTATCCACTAAAAACGGTTCAGCAGTTCTATCTCTAGCAGGCTGTATGCTTTGTATGCTCACAGCAATTTGTGGCGCATTGTTAACAATATTTTCGCTGTTATTGCGTAACAAATGCGCCACAAGTCTGCTTGAATCACCATAACGAGCAGGCACACGGTTATAACTTACACCGTTCTTAGTGTATTCTCTTACTTGAAAGTTTGAAAACACTCTGATAATTTGTATCAGATAACGTTTTATCTGTTCATCATACCAAAAGTCTAAGTTTTTACCTGCCATTATGTGTTCCTTATGCTAACCAGCCAGCGTACTTTTTGGTCTTTTCCTTACGATCGTCAAGACCGTGTGTACCGCCGTTGATACGCTTTGTGAGCTCTAAGATAGCTGCATCGTTGACACCCTTGTCGCAAATAGCCCACAGCTTGTTTGATTCAAAGAAGTACATAGCACTTTCAAACGCATACTTTGTAGAAACAACATCTGGGTTTGAAACAATCTCAGGGTCACCCTGATACTTGGCAAATGCTTCGTAGTTGCTTTTACCAGTTAACTGGATAGCACCACGACCGCGATACTTGTATCCGTCGCCTGATGCTTCTGGGCCGTTGCCCATTCTGCCACCATAAACTTTGTTAGCAATCTTCTCTGGCTTACGCTCATACTGTGCTGCTAGTGCATCTGTTGGAAAATACTTACCAAAGATACCACGTAGACCTTTAGCACCGTAGTTTAGGTTTTCGTTGAATGTTACAAATCCACCTGACTCATGAGCGCATTGTGCAAAGAAGTGTGCCGCTCTTGCATCACTTAGTTTGTAAAATGCTTGTGCAGCCTTTAGTGTGCCTGGTCCCCATGCACCATCTGCTGTTGCGCCTACTTTTTCTTGTAAAATTTTAACTGACATGTGTGCTCCTTAGAGATTCTTCCAA